CCGGGGATCACGAGTCGGACGGGCGTGGCCCAGTCGTAGACCGGGTCGCCGTAGGAGTCGGTGGTCTCACTCGGGCGGAGCAGGTACACCGGGGACTGGCGGTTCGTTTCGCGCAGCACGGTCGGCCTCCTCGGCGTAGATGGCCCACTCGAATGCGTCGAGCCAGGCGATGGTGTCGGATGAGGCGAACTCGCCGGGGATGTAAACGGTCCCGTCAACGATGCCGTTGAGCGTGCCGGGCGGCTCCGGGGCTACCAATTGCGCCGCCACCAGTACGGGGTGAACGGGGTCTCGGGCGCGGAGATGGACGCGCTGCCGACGGCGCCACGTGCGATGCCCGCGGCGTTGCGGACCTTCTGTAGTTCCAGGGGCGTCAGGAAGACGCCGGACGTGGCGGAAGTCGTGATGGTGTGCTCGCCGGAGATTTCCTGCGACAGGCCGGAGGGGTTTTCCCACTCTCGGCGGGCTGCCTTGTAGATGACGAGTTCGACCGTGCGGGGCACCGAGACCTGCCAGAGGTCAGCGGTGGCCGCGGGAACTTCGTCCAGGACGAGTGCGGTGGCGTCCTCGATGTACGTCTCGGCGGCGTCCTTGTCGGGGCCGGTGAGCGTGTCGGGGGCGAGGCGGAGCCGGGTTTCAAGGCCGGACACGGGAAGTGGCAGTGCAGCCATGAGTAGCGGCCTCCGTTGTTAAAGGATAGAGGGCTAAGTGTCAGTAGCGTGCCCGTTATTGTCACTAACGGGCACGCTACTGCTCACTCAGGGGGTCTTACGGGGTGTCGGTGTCCACGAAGAGCGCAGCGCCGCCGGGCACGGTCACGACCGAAGCCGTGGTCGCGTCGTAGTCGCGCTTGACGCGGTACAGCGGGAGCGCTGCCGAGCCGACGAAGGTCGACACGAGCGAGCGGTCGACGGTGTGCATCACGTCGTAGTCGCGCAGGTAGCGCAGGCCGAAGCCGTTGCTGGACTCGATGGCACCGAAGGGCGCACCGGCCGGGATGACCGGGGGACGGACCGCGATGGTGAACGCGTCACGCGAGAAGGCGTAGATTTCCGACTCGCCGATGCGGGTCGACTCGACGACCGTGAAGCCCTGGACGCGACCGACCTGGCCCTCGCGGAGCGCGCCGGTGGAGGCGGACTGCGAGACGTCGATCAGGCGGCCGGAGGCCAGGAGGTCCGAGTAGACCTTGGTGCCGACGATGGTGTTCAGCGAGGCCGGGTTCACGCCACGGTCACGGAGGACCTTGCGCATTGCGATGAACGCCTTGACCGGGTCGGTCTCGTCGTAGACGATAGCGGTCTCGCCTGCCTGGACGCCCTGGGTGGTCTTGAGGGTCTCGACGAAGTCGTGCTCGATGAAGTCCACGACTGCGTCGACCTGCGGAGCGAGGACCTGGGCCGAGAAGGACTCCAGGTTCAGGCTCATGTCGCCCTCGGAGAGGGACACGGCCGAGTAGGCGTGCGTGCCGAGCGTGACCGGGATGGTCGACTCGGTCAGTTCGTCGAGGACGATGGCCGACGTCTTGTCGTCGATGCCACGGTCACGGGCGATCAGGGCGCCGGGGATGCGCACGTTGACGGTGCGGCCACGGCCGCCCCCGCCCAGGATGTCGTCCTGGTAGTTCCGGTTGACAAGGGCCGAGAGGTATGCGTCCTCGGCGGCCAGTTCGACCGCGACTCGGGCAACCTGCGGCGCCTGGTAGAAGTTGTTAGCCACTGAGGCTACTCCTTAGGTAGGGGTTATCGACCCTGACGAGCACGCTTGGCGATTGCCACGTAGTCGGGGGTCGTGGGGATGTCGTCCGTCTGCCCGTTCGGCAGAGCGGGCTTCGTACGCGAGTCAGCGACCTGCTTGGTCACTTCCTCCTTCTTGGGGGCGAGGCCCGCAAGAGCGGAAGCCTGCTTGTCGATCTCCTCCGCGGACTCCGCGGTGAGGAAGACGAGCGCACTGTCCGGGAGGTCGTACTGCGTGAGCGCCACCTTGCGGCGGGACTCGGCCAGTTCGGCCTTAGCGGCCTCCAGTTCCTTCGCGACGCGGTCCTGGTCGGACAACTTCGCGTCCTCGACAGCCTTGATCTGAGCGGCGAGTTCGTCGCGCTCGACCTGGGTCTTGGCCTTGTCGCCGCGGAGGTTCTGGACGAGGGTCCAGGCGCGTTCCGCGTCGAAGTCGTCGCCCCACGGCGGGGTCTCCGCTGCGGGCTTCACGACCTCGGTCTGCGTCGGGGCGGTGGGAGTGGGCTCGGGGGTGATGTCATCGGGCATCGGTTTCGGCCTCCTGTGCCGTAGGTGTAAACGCTCGACCTGCGAGCGCGTGAGTTGCGGTGGCAGGGAATCCGGTCAGAAACGGAGGTTTCTGGTAGGATTTCCTGTCAGGCCGCGAGCCCGTAGTCAGCGCGCGGGACGGCCGTCATGGCACGCGCTACGGGAGAATCGGGGTCCTTCATGGCCTTGTTGTACGAGGAGCGCCAGTCGCCCTTGTTCTCGTCGTAGAACTCACGAAGGAGGCGGCTCTGGTCAGTCCAGCCGCGGGACGGGTCGTTGCGGAAGCACATCTTGGCACCGCAGCCACAGCCGTCGTGCGCGCGGAAGTTGACCGTGCGCTCCGAGTAGACCGGGCCGCGCGAGATGAGCATCGCGCAGAAGTAGCAGGGGGCGCCGTCACCGACGCGGGCCCAGCCGACTGTGTCGTCGGACTGCGCGGAGCGGGTGATGATGCCCTGGCGGGGTGCGTCGAGGATGCGGCGCTGTGCCGAACGGAGCATGGCTGCCTGCCCGGCACGTTCGGCGAAGTCCGTGGACGCCCCGGCGGTGAGTTGCTTCTGGATTGTGACGAAGCCGGTCACGTAGAGCGCCGTGATGTCCGCTTCGAGCGAGTTGACGGTCACGAGCGGCGACTTGTCGTCTTCAGTGCGCGTGTAGCCTGCGATCTCCTGCGAGTCGCGGAAGTAGCGCGTGGCGAGTGGCATCGCGTCCGAGCGGGCCTGCTGGATGAGGTACGCTGCCCCCAGCGAGAACCGGGTGTAGGACTTCGCGAGGTCCGCGGGGTCCATCACCCGGTTCCACAGGCTGCGGAGGTCCGTCTGTACCGACGCGACCTTACCGACCTGTTGCTGTGCGTGGAGGATGCTCAGGCGTACGAGACCGTCAGCCTGTGACTGGTTCAGGGGTGGAGGGCTCGCCACTGGTGGGGTCCTCTCCCTGGGTCACGTCGGGCGTTGCGCCCTGCTTGTTCAACTGCGCCGCGAGGGTCGCGATTGGGTCGGTGTCGGCCTGCTTGTCGGCCACCTCGTGCCAGTGCGCGATGTCCTGGTCGGACATGCCGGGTACCTTCTCCCACAGCGCTTCGCCGGGGACACCCAGTTTCTCGCTGAGCATCGCGAGGCCCTGGACGGTGTTCAGGAACTCGCTTGAGGTGTCGTCGCGCCAGCGGGTCTGCGACATGAGGTCTTCGGCGTCACGGGACGGGGCCGTGGGGTCGGCAACCGCCGCGAGGCGGAAGACCTGCTCCCAGGACTCTCCGAAGATCATCTTGTACTGCTCGACCTGCTGGGTCGTGGAGTCCTTGAGGGAGCCCAGCGACGCGGCGGAGACGTTCACGACGTCGCCGGTCAGCATGTTCGGGTCGATGGCTGCGTGCGCTGCGAAGGTCTTCACGGCGTCGCGGTAGGCGATCAGGTGGTTCGAGACGTCGGTCTGCTGGAACTCGCCGAACTTCGTCTCGACGTCCTCGGAGACCCACAGGCGGTCGATGCCAGCCTGGAAGGGCGGCAACTGCTTGCCGTTCTCGTCGAGCGGGATGGCCATGCCGGTCGCCCAGCGCTGGCGGAAGACGCCGAACTGGAAGGCCATGTGGATCGAGAACGTGATCTCGTTGATCTTATCCTGGTCCGGCAGGAGCGGGTAGATGGCGCCGTACGGGCGATCTTCCAGGCGCTCGCGGAAGCGGACGAGCGGGACCTTGCCGAGTCCGTGCTTGACGGTGTTGGTCAATTCGTACTCGGGCTTGATGAGGCGAGGTGCGCCTGCGCCGTCGTTGGCCGACTCGATGGTCCCGGCGTCCTTGGTGAACGTGTAAACGTTCTGGTCGTCGTAGAGCCGGACGATCTCGGCGCCCTTGAGGTCCTTGCCGACGTACTCGATGGCGTACTCGGCCCATTCGTCGTCGGGCTCGTTGTACCACGCCATGGCGCGGCCCGGTGCGATGGGCTTGATGTACGGCATGGCCGCGTCGGGGCTGTCACCGAGCGAGCCAGGGAGCACGAGGACGTACGAGACGCCGTACTCGATGGCCGAGCGGTGCACGATGGTCTGACGGGCGTCGAGGCCGTTGGCCTGCCAGTATTCCCACGGCTTCGAGTTGTCGAAGGCGTCGGTGGCGCGGTAGCCCTCGACGAAGAGGCGCTTGACGAAGGTGTCGGACACCAGCGGCAGCCAGTTGCTGACGGCGCGCTTGGCGATGTCGCTGTACTCGCTGGCGATGCGGTACGATGGCGTGTTCGGCATGTACGGCAGGGCCTGGTCGCCCTTGAGGTACGCGCGAACCTTGGCCATGGCCCCGTCCCCCTCGAAGAGAGAGCGGAGTTGGCTGGACGCCTCTTCGGCGAGAGCCGGATTGATGTCAACCATTCCGGGGGCACCTCCAAGGGTGGCTAGAAACCAGCGACTCGACCGGACGAGCGACGGCGGAACTTGCCCTCCGCGAGTACGCGGGAACGGGCCATGCGGGACAGGATGAGAGCGGCGAGGGCGTCGACCTTCTTGGGCGACTCGCGGCTCTCCTTGCCGAACGAGACGCCCCAGCGGTTGAGGCGGCGTCGGCCGTTGAGGATGTGGCGCTTGAGGACTTCGTCAGCGCGGACGCCGGAGTCGTTGAGGAGGACGTGAGCGGTCCACGGCATCTCCTTCTCGACGATGGCACGGTTCAGCGCCTCGGCGGAGCGGGTGGTCTCCATGAGATGACCGCGCATGTCCCAGCCGATAGCGTGCTTCGTGGTGGCCTTGACGACCAGCCGCTCGGCGTACTCGTCGCGCCAGGAATCGATGTCCGTCTCCCAGTAGGCGACGTCGGAGAAGAACGCGACGACGTCGAGGGTGGCGAAGACGTTCTCGACCACGCCGCGGACTGCGTCCTTCGGGACTTCCCAGTTGCGGCCCATGGGCCCTTCTGGCTTCTCCCAGATGGCGAGCAGGAAGGCAGCGCCGTCCTCGACGCGGGTAGCAACGAGCGCGGTGGAGTCGTCCGTGAGCGAACCGTCGAAGCCGAGCGTGACGGTGTCGCCGAGACGGTAGCCGCGGTGCTGGTCGGCCTTGCCGAAGACCAGCGGGCCGAGGTCGTCCTTGCGGTTGGCTTCGAGTTCGTGCGGGGCGACCCAGGAGTCGGCCGACGCGACGATCTGGTTGAGGTAGAACCGGCGCGACTCCTCGGGAGCCGTGTTCGGGTCGTAGATTTCAGCCAGGATGCGGTCGATGTCGATCCACACGGCGTCACCGTAGGCTGCGACGAGCCCTTCGCGCACTGCGTCGGGGTCGCCGAGGTCGATGTCGCCAGGGGCTTCACGGGAGTCGTAGAGGATGGCTTCGTCGAGCGTCTTCCCGGCCAACTGGTCGAGGTACGCGAGGTAGGACATCTCCGCGGTGCTGTCCTCGCCGGGACCGTGCGCGTTCGTGGTCTCGATGGCGCGGGAGTTGGTCTTGGCGAGGTTACGGCGGATGACCTCGGCGAGCGAGTGGCCGCCGTTCGTGGCCGTCCAGTGGTGCGTCTCGTCCATGATGGCGAACGTCGGTCGAGCGCCCTCCTGGGCCCGGCTGGAGGCCGTGATCGGGACGATCTTGGCGCCGGACGGGAGGATGATGCGCGTCTTGCCGATGCTGTTCTCGTCGAGGTCGTACTCGTCGTAGAACTGGGCTCCGGCGGCCATGGCGCGGATGGCGGCCATGGTGTTCTCGGTCTGCACGAGCGCGATACCGGCGACGACGACCCAGGGCATGGGGTGGCGCTTGCCGACGGCGATGCCGTCCTCCCAGCGGTCGAAGATGACCGGACCTGCGAGTTCCGCGAGGGCAATGGCCGCGAGGAGCGGGGACTTGCCCCAGCCCTTCGAGCGGCGAAGCGTCGCGCGGCGGTAGACGTACTTGCCCTTGGCGTCTACAGCGTAGAACCAGAGCAGGAAGTTGAGTTGTTCGCGGGTGAGTGTAAACGCCTCGCCTGCGTGCTCGCCGTCGGGCTGGACGAGGTAGGTCTGCATCCAGAGGGCGACGCCCCAGCCCAGCGAGGGGATGGAGTTGTCGAGCGGGAAGTCGGGCTGTGAGAGGATGGCCTCCAAGTGGGCCTCCTGGGCTCTACTTGTTCTGACCCTGCATGAGACTCATGAGGTCAAGGACGCCAGCGGAGGCCGGAACCACCTGGGTCTCTCGGTCCTTCTCGTCGGCGATGCGGATGCGTGCCCGCTGGCGGTCGGGGAGCGTGGTCCCCAGCGAGGCGAGCAGTTGCCGGATTTCACCGGCGGTGTTCCCGTTCTTGCCGCGGCCGTTGAGGAACGTGTCGTAGAGCGGGAGGAGGAGCGTCTTGATGAGCAGCCACTCGGACGCCGTCCAGGTCTGTGACTGAGGCCAGCCGCGCATGTCGTTGTAGATGGCGACGACGTTGTCGGGGTAGCCGTGGTCCTTGGGGAGGAGCGGCCCACGCTTGCGGTTGTCGGGGACGATGTCGGTGAACTCACCGTCGCGGCGCTTGGTGTCACGCTCGCGCTGGCGCTGCATCTTGGGTGCGGGGCCGTTACCTGCCATTGTGCACCTCCGGGATGCGTGTTATCGTGGGCTCATGGCTTATCACTACTTCGACGGCGTAGCGCCGTTTGACCAGCGTCCGCGCGGTCCGCGTCATCTCGACGTCGGGGTCGCTTACCTGCTGTGGCTCCTGCTGGGGCTCATCGGCGGGCACAAGTTCTACCTCGGCAAGCCGTTCATCGGCGTCGTGTACCTGCTGACCGCGGGGCTGTGCGGTGTCGGGCTGATCTACGACCTATTCACGTTGCGGCGCCAGGTCGAGGCGGAGAACTGGAGACGTTTCCGCTGAGCAGAGGAGGTGGGATTCGAACCCACGACATACGGTTTTGGAGACCGCTGTTCGCCTGACTGAACTTCTCCCCTAGAACGGGGGCGGAAGCGTAAGTCGCTTCGCCCGCGCGAGTGGGTGGTCTTCACCCTGACGCCGCTGCGTGGGGTAGCCCTTGGCCTTTCGGGCCTCGGCTGCCTCCGCAGCGGTTTTCTGCTTGTGGTGCCACTCGCACAGCGTCTGGAGGTTGGCGAGGTCGTGGTTGTCGCCCCGTTCGATGTGGTCCACTTGGTTGCCGCGGACCTCGCAGGGGATGCCCTGGCTGTCTCGGGCCTGGCAGCGGTACGCGTCGCGGCGAAGGACGCGTACGCGGCGGATGGCCCAGTCGTCGGGTAGCCGGTCGCGGCGATCCGATGTGGTCCAGGCCAAGGTGGGTCTCCAGCGTTCAGTTTGGGTCGGCCCGTCCCGGCTCAACCCTGTTCGCAGGGGAGCCGGGACGACCTGGACAGGGTCCGGGGCGGTATGACTGGCCGGTATGTCCACTGATATACTACCCCAGGTGTGCGGTAGTTGCATGTGCAACCTTCCAGACTCGCGCGCACAGCGAGGCGCT